GTTAATGTGGGCATTGATACTGCTATTCCTAGCACGCCATCATCGGTGCCACCCCAAGCAAACTTGATTCCCAGCACATATTCTGACGCAGAAGCAGCCAAATTGGTCGTAAAATAACCAGTACAACACTATACTAGCTAAGTAAAACTGTGCCACAAGCACAATAAATAATTTTTTAAAGGAAAACTTCATGAAGAAATATGCTTTAGTACTGGCCCTGGCATTGGCCGCAGGTTTCGCTGCCGCGCAAACCACCCCTCAAGTCAGCGTGTATGGCAAAGTTCGTGTGTACGAAGAATCGTACAAACTGGGCACCGCTGATGCACTTTCTCGTCTGACCAATGACACCAGCCGTATTGGATTTCGCACCACAGCTGATGTCGGCAACGGCTTCGCTGCTGCTGCCATCATCGAAACTGGTGTAGGAGCAGATGCTCCAGGTGCTACCACTCTAGGTGACCGTACCACTTTGTTCAACCTCAGCAACAGTTTAGGCACCATTGGTCTTGGTCGTGACAAACACGCTGTGACTCGCGCATTGGATAACTTTGATGCATTGGAAAATACCTATGGTACCATTGCAACCAGCATCCATGCTGCTCAAGGTTCACGTTTGCAAAATGCTATTTTTGTGACCACAGCACCTGTGATGGGCGTGAGTGCAACATACCAAATCAGCAACAGCGAAACAGCAAATGTGTCTAATGCACAAGCTGGTAGCATCAACTTTAACTATGGTCCTATTGCAGCCACATTGGCACGCTATGATGACAGTATTGCTAGCCAAACTACCATTGGTGGTTTGAAGTACACCTTGGCCTCTACCAAGACTGCCGTTTATGGTATCTACAGCGATGACAAAGTTGCTGGCGTGAGCACCACAGGCAAGAGCATTGGTGTAAGCCAAGGCGTTGGCGCACAATTGAGTTTGTTGGCCAGCTATGGTGAAAACTCCAATGGTACCACTGCCAAAGCACTGGGCGCTGCTTATGCAATGAGCAAGGCATTGACTGTGCATGCTCGTTGGACCAACATCGACGCACCGGGCTCTGCTGCTGATGTTACACAATTTGGCGCTGGTGTAGAATACAACTTCTAAATCAACTGCTAGATCGGGCACCAAACCCTGCTCCGTGCAGGGTTTTTTGTATTGTAGATAAAATTTTTAAGAAAGAATGATTTTTAATGAATAACTCAAATTTAACAAACTACCGCACAACCGGATTTGATCAAGTGGACGGTTGGTGTAATCCTGCATTGTTTGATGTGGTTGATTACCTGGACAACTTGGATTTCAACAAGTCTGGTGGCTGCATGGAGATCGGTGTGTACCAAGGTAAGTTTTTTATCTTGTTGAACAGTGTGATTGATCCTGAATATCAAAGCCTGGCATTGGACATCTTTGGTGATCAGTTCCTGAGTCTGGATCAATACGGCAATGAAAATTTAGCAGCCTTTGAAGACAACATTCAAAAGTTTGATGCACATCAAGGATCAAATGTGAGAATCGTTCAAGCTGATTCTACCGACAGTCAACTGGTAGAGAAATTTGAAATCGAGACTGGATCCTTTAGATTCATTTCTGTGGATGCCGGCCATTCAGTTGAACACACAGTTTCAGATTTGCATCTTGCCAATCGCCTGGTATCAAATGAAGGTGTGGTTGTGTTGGATGACTTTTTTCATTGCCACTGGCCCGAAGTGACCGAAGGTGTTGGAAGATTCCTAGACTCCAACCCAACCTTGGTTCCGTTTGCCATGGGTTACAACAAATTGTTCTTCTCAAAACTCAGTTGGCAACACAGGTATTTCGGAGAATTTATGAGCATGCCTTTGCGTTCCAAAATCGTGACTTTGTACGGACATAAAGTGGTTGTGCTAGGCTCACACTAAGCACAAATTCTGCGACCGAATGTCGCAAAAAAACCACAAAAACCCTGCCCAAAGCAGGGTTTTTTGTTGTAAAAAACCCACAAAATTCTGGTTGACCAGTATTGCCCAAAATGCTATAATATGGGCATACACAGAAAGGAGCACATGATGATCACTATAGCAAAGATGGCAGACAGCCGGATAGTCGAGGTCGTCCGGGTCGCTGACACTGTTAGGTTCAGCCCAGAGCCAGACTGGGTTATGGTGTGCTTTGACTTTGAAAAGCCCTTTCACAAGCGGACTGATTTCAAGTGGGTGCCGGCTGCTACACGATTTGATTGGGTGCGGGAATACACTTTCGGTTGACCGGTATTGCCCAATCTGCTATAATAAACACATCGCAACAAGGAACTGATATGAAATCACTACAAGCATACATTGATCAAAAGAACAAATGGCAAAAGTTGTTCAAAGGCCCTCATTATGAGATACAGACGGCCAAAGGTCGTCAGGTAGTGGCTGCTTGTCTAGACAGCGACCTTAGCCCTGAAAATCTGTCTTGCGATGGTGAATTGCCTCGTAGCCAGATTCATGCCAAGTATCGTGCATTGACAGCGGCTGCAAAAGATCTACAAAAATTAGATCCCACTGTGAAATTTTACGAATTTGCATAAGGAGCAGACCATGAGTAAAATGGCAGATTTAAGTTTGGAAATTGAGAACCTGCTGGATGAGGGCTATAGCCCACGGTCCATTTCGGTTCGATTGCAAGTTCCTTTGCACTTTGTATATGATGTGTTAGAAGCCTTGTCTCAGCAGGACCAGGTTGACAACTAATACAATTTCGGTTATACTACGTTTTCATTTTACAACTTAGGAGGCTTTATGCTCTACACTTTCGCTGGTACTTCTGTTCTCAAAGGTGATGTCAAAGTTCGTTTCGCTAACTCCGATGCTCGTGCCCGACAACTGGCCAAGCTAGGTGACACCAACGTGAACATTGTGCCGTTGCCGTCCGAAATGGACAAGGCTGGTGCTGTGGCTTATCTGTTGACTCTGCCTGCTTTTGATTCTGTGCAAGATGCACTGCAAGCAGAAGTGTCTGTGAAATCCAAGCCAACTCGTACCGTGAAGGTGCGTGTGTCCAAAGTCAAGCCAGTCAAGACCGCTCCTAGCATGGATTCTATCCGTGCCAAGGCTGCCAAGGCTCGTGCCAAAGCCGCTGAGGTTGTTGTGACTGAAGAAGAAGTCGACCGCTTGATGATGGCTGTGTTTGGCACCAAGTAATCACTGTCCACAGGGCAGGTGCAACGCCTGCCCGCCCTTACTTAGGAATTGTTATGGCCGGCTGGAATCAAATTCAACAAGTTCGTAAGCTAGAAGAACGAGCAGACAAACTCGGTCTTAAATTTGCCGCATATAGGCATGATGATAGCTTTGGCGCCAATATATCATTGATTCCCAAAGATAGTGATGTATTGCCCATTTACGCCCGTGATGCAGCAATGTTTGTTGGCTCATTGGAAGGTGCTGGTGACTGGATGCAAGGTGTGATGTGGGCACGAGAATATGATCGTATGACCATTGATCGGAACCTTGACAAGAAGCGTGAACGCAAAGAACAAGACGAGCGTAATCGCATCTTGATGAAAACACTGAAAGATGGCAAAGTGCCTGACCTAGTAAAAACATAAGGAATTAGCATGGGACTAGACATGTTTGCATACACTGCCTCTAAATCTCAGGCAGACCCCGACTCGGAATCTCGCGAACAGCGTGAAATTGCTTATTGGCGTAAGCATCCTAATCTGCATGGTTGGATGGAACGTCTTGCACAAGGAAAAAATGTAGATTATGATAGCTTCAACGGTGTTGAACTAGAACTCACATGGGAAGATCTTGAAGCACTAGAACAAGCCGTCCACGACGATGCTTTGCCAGCTACCACTGGATTCTTTTTCGGCAGCAACAGCGATGACGAATATCGAGAATCTGATTTGGCATTTGTACGCAAGGCCAAAGCCGAAGTTTTCTTGGGCTTACGAGTTTTCTACAACAGCTCATGGTAAAAAAAATCTTATACGAAAAAGTTGGGCGCAGGTATGTGCCTGTGGCCGAAAACTACGACGATCATTATACTTTCCCCAAAGGCAATCATTTGATCATGTGCTACCCAGGTGGAGAGAGTCGTCAGTACAATATTGATCCCAATTACGCAGCCTTGATTGCAGCCAGCCGGGTGGCCGAAGATGCCATGTGCCGGGCTCTGAACAAAGCCAGCGAAATGCGTCCTGCTCGTACTCCTATCACACCTGCTCAACAACGTGCCTGGAAGAAGTTGGCCAAGGAGTTTGGTGATGAACTGTGTACGCTGAATGGCACCAGTGTACACGATATCGCACAAGCAGGAGTTCGAGCCTTGCAGGCAGAAGCGGATAAATTACTAACAAACGCTGCGGTAAAAGAAGCCTACGATCAGTTTTTATTTGTGTGTGCATTGACTCGGAAACAAGAGAAGTAAATAATGAATGAAGCCCAATACAACAGTAATGATCCACGGTACGAGGGCACCATGTCTTCAGGGTGGATAAAAGAACTTGCAGAATCTGATAGCCGCATCCACAAGGAAAAGGTTATCGAAAAAGCTCTAATGGCTTCAAAATTGGGCAGTGCCGATGCACAGGCTTTTTTGTTCAA